TCAGCTAGTGACTTCATAGTCCCTCTGTCAGACCATCCACAACGTGCAGTTTACATGGCCTACCGTACAGCTCTACGCGACTGGCCTTCGACTGAAGACTTTCCAGCTACTAAACCAGTACTAGGAGAATAAGAATGGCATTTACTAAAGTTTCGTCTGCAATGGCAGATCGTTCACTTGCAACTACTATAGTTGCTACAAACTCTACGCTAGTAGCAGACAATCACTATTTTGTGTCTACTGCTGGCGTAACAGTCACCCTTCCTGCAAGTCCTACAGCGGGGCAACACGTCTCAATTACTGTAGGTAATTTTGCAGATACTATCGTGGCGCGCAATGGAGAGAATATAATGGCAACAGCCGAAGACATGACAATAGATACAGCAAACATGGGGCTACAATTTGTATACTCAGATGCTACAAATGGGTGGAGACTACTATGACAGCAATTTCAACATTAATTTCAGCAGGTGGTGGTGGTGGAGGTACTTTACCTATCGGAGCCGGTATCACGTTACTAAATACCGAGACTTTAGTTACTCAAGGAAGTGAAGTCTTCCTGCGAGGTGGTACTACGTCTGATGCAGCAACATACCCTAACGCTCCTACTGGGGACTATATAAACGCAACTAGTGAAGCAAATGGTAGTAATATAGCAACTCCTTATATATCGTCATTAGCGGCCCTTTCTAATTGGGGCGGCAGAGTAACCGTAGGAGGAGGTAGGAATTCTGTAACTCAAAGGGCTTCTGATGGTAGGATATATAAAATTGATGCTGGCTACCTTTACGCGTTCAACCATGATGGTAGTGGGGTTACTACCCAGCATGGTACGCCGGCAGGAGTGTACCACTATAGTACTACTGGAATTAGCACCGATGGATGCGGAGGGTTTCAGCATATTGATGGTAGCGGTCAGCATTCCGGGGAGCTTATGATGTTTAATTCTAGCACTCTTACTATGTACTTTTATAATGCAGATACTCTAGCATACATTAGTCAGTTTACTTTATCAGGTTTATCTACTGAGCCTGACAAGCGAAGCTCGTCATGGGTGTATATAGCAACTACCGCTTCGTCTCAAGATAATTATTTTACGTTTTGTATTCGCGATCCGGGATACTATATGAGTATGCACAAATTTAGCAGAACTACAGGTGCGCACTACAGTACACAAGTACCGCTAGGTACGAATGATACTACTATACGAGGCCGGATTGACCATATGCTTGGCAACAACTTCACGCAAGGCATTCCTTACACAAATGGCTACGGATCTCCTATCATGGGAATCTATTGTAGGGGAGCTTCAGGTAGTGGAACGCCTAGAATAAGTTACTTTTCCATAAGTAATGGGAACTGGCACAGCGATGTGCTTTTACATGGGGACGCGTACTTCGGTGCCTGGGCGGGCGCATTCTGGTCTTCGACTACCGGCCAACTTGCATTTTACGAACCTGGAAATCAGAGTACGGCTGCTGGCGGCACGGGCGTCACTTTCGGTAATTACACTGCCTCACCTGGAACAGCTCCGATCGCCTCGCTAACTCTGCCTACTACTACTGATACCACTACTTCATACTCTGGAGTAGCAATAGATGAAGCTCAAACTTCTAGATACTGGGGCGATGTAACGCGCCAAAAAGCTTTAGTCGTTAATCTAACTACCACTGATTTTGGTACTCCTATAGATTTAAGTGGGCAGGCAGCACCTTATAAGTTTGCTACTGATGCTACTCATCTCTATAACATGAATGGGACTAATGTACATAAATATCTAATCAGTAATCAAACTTTTGTATCTACTATAGATTTATCCGCTCAGATATCTGGTACTAATGCTGTTGATATTGCTTGGGATAAGTCGACATACTTCTATATACTTGATGGCAGCAACTCTGTAGTATATAAGTACGATAGTTCATGGACACTAGTAAGTACAATTACTTTATCGGGGGCTCCTCATGCTAGTTATACGTTAAAAAGCATAGATATTCTATCTAATAAATTATGGGTCGGTATGGATGGTATAGTTAAACTTTATAATATGGATGGAAGCCTTAGACCTATTGACTTTAGTACATCTGCTGCGCAGACAGGGTCTTACATTAAAAACAACAAATGGGTAGCTGCAACTGGAACTTCTACACAAAGTTCAGGATATAAGGTTGATTTGGATGTAGTCGGTAACCCCAGCGGTTCTCAATATTGGAGAGTACAATGACATTAGAAATGGAAGCAAGATGGCAAAGAGATGCAAGATTGGCTGAGACAGATAAGCTCATGCACTTAACAGACCTACCTAGGTGGCAGGAGCTATTAGATTATAGAGAGGCTCTTAGAGATTATCCTGCTCATGAAGATTGGCCTAGTATAATGGATATGCCTTTTGAGAGTTTTTAGGGCAACAAAAAGGGGGCTTAGCCCCCTTTAGTTTACTTCTTTTTTGGTAATGGTTTCTTCGGTGGTACAGGTATAGGAGTAGTCATTTCATCCATTTCCTGTTTTAATTTTGCTGTAAATCCTCCAAGAGCCATATCAGCTTGTTCCATTGCAAAGATCAGGTTATTTTTCTTCTCTTGTATATCTTGAAGCTGTTTAATTGTAGAGATCACGCCTTCTGATAGGTCTTCTACATTGTGTGTTACGCCATCAATTACTATTGTGTTATCAGTCATTATTATTTCCTATTTAAAAATATCTTGCCAATTGCCAGTGGTGCTCGCCTTAGAGTACTCAGTAGCGCGGTTCTCAAAGAAGTTAGCGTGTTCAACTCCATTAAGCATATAGTCCAACCAATCCAAAGGATTCTTATCGCTTCCAAAAATCTTCTTCAAGCCTAGTCCTAGTAGTCTTCGATCTGCAATGTAGCGAATGTAGAGCTTAACATCCTCTGGAGTCAGATCAGGAACATCAGCCCCTTCAAAACATAGATCAATAAAGGCATCTTCTAGCTCTACTGATCTCTCTGCTGCACAATAGATTTCATACTTCAAATCATCGTTCCACAACTCTGGGTTTTCTTGAATGTAAGTACGGAAGAGCTGAGACATACCTTCAACGTGCAAACTCTCATCTCTTACAGACCAAGTAACAATCTGTCCCATACCCTTCATCAAGTTATGTCGAGGGAAGTTGAGTAGAATAGCAAAACTACTAAATAACTGTACTCCCTCTGTAAAGCCCGAATAGATAGCCATAGTCTTTGCAATATCCATCTTAGTATCCATCCCGAAATTACTAAGGTGATCATGCTTGTCCATCATAGCTTTGTGCTTCATAAACTCTTTGTATTCATCGTCCCCGTAGCCAAGTGTTTCAAGTAGAAGAGAGTACGCTTCTTGGTGTACTGCTTCCATCGCGGCAAAGGATACTAGCATCATACGTACTTCAGGCTGCTTAAACGTTGGCAGGTAGTGCTTAGCATAGCCGCAACATACATCAACATCTGCCTGAGTAAAGAATCGGAAGATATTGGAGAGCAACAGCTTATTGCCATCACTCAAGTTCTCTCTAAAATCCTTCAGGTCGTCTGCTAGGTTAACCTCGTCTGGCAGCCAGTGCATCTGCTGCTGTGATTTGTAATGTTCAAATGCCCATGGGTAGTTAAACGGCTTATAATATTCTCTTTCTTCTAGTAAATTACTCATCTTATCCCTCACACGCTAAACAAGCGCCCTCGTCTATGCTATCAAACATATACTGCCTTAGTGCCTCGTCTGAAATAGTCTCGGCCCGTTTCATTGCTTCACTACGTAGGTAGTACAATGTTTTTACTTTCTGCTTCCACGCCATCATATGTACTGCGTGTAGCTCTTGCTTAGATACATCAGCAGGGAAGAATACATTCAGCGACTGACTTTGGCAAATATGCTTCTGTCGATCTCCTGCAAACTCTATTATCCACTTCTGATCTATTTCCACGGCGGTTTTAAATACGTCTTTAGTGTAGTCATCCAAGAAGTCAAGGTGTTGTACACTGCCGCGATTGGTAATAATACTCTTCCAAACTTCGTCCGTATTTTGATCAATCTCATCAAGAGCGTGTTCCAGATACTCATTTTTAAGAAGACTTGAACCGCTTTTTGTCTTCTGAGTAAATGCATTAGCTCTATAAGGCTCAATCGAAGGACTTGTATTACCACAGATAATACTAGAAGAAGCATTAGGGGCAACAGCAAGAAGATGAGCGTTGCGAACACCGAAACCAATCCCGTCAGGACATTCACCTCTTTCGTCTGCAAGTTGTCTTGTGGCACGTACTGCCTCCTTCTTAATCCTAGTAAACATTCGGTTGTTAGCACCCTTGGCTAATACACTCTCGAATGGTATATTGTGTCTTTGTAAATACGCATGGAAACCCATCGCACCCAGTCCAATACTTCTTTCCTTCTCTGCACTTACTTTAGCTCTATACAACTCATCTGGAGCGTTTTGTATGAAGTGTTCTAGTACATTGTCTAACATTCTTACTAGGTCTGGGATAAACTGTTCATTATCCTTCCACTCGTCATACTCTTCCAGATTTACACTTGATAGACAACATACTGCGGTTCGTTCTGAGTCTGTTGCAAGTGTAATTTCAGAGCAGAGATTAGAGTGATGTACCTGCAATCCTGCATCCTTCTGAAACTGTGGTAATGCGTCCTGTACAGTATCTTTAAACATAATGTAAGGCTCTCCTGTCTCAACTCGGTTCTGGATTAACTTTACCCATAACGTTTTAGCTGACACAGTCTTTGTTACTTTCTTACTATGTGGGTCAATCAAGTCCCATGAGTCGTCAAACCCTTCCGTACGTGTTGCCTGTTCGATTAGTTCCATGAACTCATCAGACACAGTAACAGCATGGTGTAGATTAGTAGACTTTCGGTTAACATCACCGCCGGTTGGCTTACGTATATCAAGAAACTCTTCAATTTCTGGGTGTGATATGTCCAAATATGCTGCATAACTACCTCTTCTTGTTACGCCCTGCGAGAAAGCTAGCATTTCTGCATCAACTACTTTCAAGAAGGGAATTACTCCAGTTGACTCCGACCCCGCAGAGGTTTTACTTCCTACGCTTCGTACATCATTCCAACAACCACCAACGCCACCACCCACAGAAGAAAGGAAAGCATTCTCGGTATAGTGTCCGGTGATTCCACCTCTTGAATCTTCAACATAGTTAAGGAAACAAGATATAGGCATACCGCGACTAGTGCCACCATTGCTAAGTACGGGTGTACTAAACATGAACCATAACTTACTAGCATAATCATACAATCTCTGTGCGTGCTCTTCGTCATCGGCGAATGTTCTAGCTGCTCTGGCGAACGCATCTTGGGGAGAGGTCTCTCCCTCTACTAAGTATCTATCTTCTAGAGTCTTAATACTAAACTCAGACAGGTACTTGTCTCTTTTATAATTAATTTGCATTCATCATTCTCCGCTGTATCTCAGACACATTGTCTGCTCCGATTGCATCATCGCAATATGTTATTAAGTCCATCAATTCATAGTTCTTCAATAGGACATCCGCATTAGCGTTTAACTCTTGTATATACTTATAGTGACCAGGTATCGGTACATTATCGTATATTGACATAGCATCTCCGTATAGACCAATGAGCTGCTCTGCACGCTTAGGTCCTATCCCATTAATGCCCGGAACATTATCCCCTTTATCTCCTGTTAAGCACTTGAAGGAGATATATTCTTCTGGAGTTACTCCGTAGTGCTCACTCCAATTGTCAATAGTAACTTCCTTACGAGTAACATAAGAAAACCTATTTACACCCTCTTGAATTAGTAAGTCCCAGTCTCGGTCACTTGAAACCATCCATACCTCACTTAATCCATACTGCTTCTTTTCTTTTACAAGGTGGGCAGCAAGATCATCTGCCTCTACACCTTGAAACCTGAGAACTTTGTAACTCTCAGAAAGCAACTCTAGTGTTTCTTCGTACTCTTCAAAGAAATCTTTGAAGGCTTGCTTTTCCGCATCTGTCTGGTCTGCGTACTTATCTTTTCGATTCTGCTTGTACTCTGGTAGTATCTCTTTTCTATAACTAGAGGAGCCCCAATCTGCTGTAATAATAATATTACTGCACTTGTAAGACTGTGCTAGAGATTTTACTGTTTGTACATACTCATCTCGAAAGTCTGTCCTGTTTTGATGTTTCCATCTAAATGCCAAGTTAAGAGCATCTACAACAAGTGTTCTACCGGCTACACCGGCTGTACCTTCATTAAAACTAAAAGCCACCTATCCACTCCACTTTCTCTGTATTCAACCAATCATCTGCCACTAGTACATAGCAGTTAAGAAACTTAATATAGAGATACTCATTAGTATTCTCAGGCTTCTCTTCTGTTACTACAAATACCTTTGATCGATCATATTTAAAAAATAGCATAGGCTTTTGATTGCCTCCTGCTGCTTGTATTACTACTTTCTTCCACCAACGTATAAGATTATTAGTCTTAGGCTGGGTAAAGAGTTTATCCGATAAAGGAGACTCTTTATAGTTCTTCACTTCTATACAGTAGTGGTTTCTCTGATTAGGGACATATAAGTCCCCTTTCAGATACTCCAGAGCGCCCGAGGCGGGCACTCTTTCGAATTTTAACCCTGTAAGTTCTCGAAGCATATCACGAACTAGGTACTCTCCCCTCGCTCCTTTCGCTCTTGAATCTACCATCTTCTTCCTCTTTTTCTTTCTTGAGTTGCTCTTCTTTCCGTATGTCTAAAAGGCTTCTCTCTCTAACGTGTCTCCACCACAATCTACGTCTGCCTGCACTCATTATTCTAGTCCGCTTACGTTTCCGTTCTTGACGACCTCAATCTTCTCTAGAAGAGGGTGAGTCCACCCGTGTGATACTACATAAGTGTTTAACTCTTCACCTAGTAGAACCTCTACCAGCTTCTCTCTTCCTACATCATCGAGAACACCGATAACTTCGTCTAAAAATAATACATTGATTCTAGACTTTGAAATACTACTCATCAACTTACGAATCGCAATCAATGTAGCAGTATTTACTCTAGCTAACTCTCCAGAGGATAGCGCTAGTATGTCTACTATGTTCCCATTATCCGTTATCTGTACGTTCAACTTATCATTTGAAACAACAAACTCAAGAGTAAAGCGTCCGTCTGAAAGTTCGGCTAAGTACTCATTTGCCAACTCTTCTAACTCACCAACTAAGTTCTCTATCTTGTATGCTAGTAAACCATTAGTGCTAAAAGACTTCTTTAACACTTCAAGATTCGACTCTAACTTACTTTGGATATCTAACTCAGCTTGACACTCTTCCAACTGTGCAGTAAACGCATCTGACTGTTCCTGTACTACTTGGATTCTTGTGTTTCTTTTAGTGCGTTTTTCGTTCTCTGCCGAGATTCCAGCCACTTCGTCTTTTGATCGCTGTAATCTATCTTGAACGCTAGATATGCTACTATCAAGCTGTCCACGATCAACAGGAGATGACTGTAGAGTATTATCAATTGACCGATAAAGATTCTCCCAATCTGATTGATCTCTTTCATTAGCGGCAAATTGTGTATTATTTTCCTTAATTCGCTCAATCTCTTCTGCAAGCTCATCCAGTCTCTCCTTCGAGGCTTTTAATTTCTCATGCTCTTCCTCAATCATAGCCTTTTCGACAGATATATCAATCGGCTGGTCGCAAGTAGGGCATTGGTCTTTCATTTTCTCTAGCCTAGCAAGAGTTCGTTGAGCACCCGTAGCGACTGCTTTTAACTCACCATGCTCATACACTAAAGGATCATAGTCTATGTGAGAAAGGCTTTGGCTCTGTATACTAGCGATATCTATAGCTTGTATCAACGCCTTATATTGGTTGTTGGAAGAGATTTTTTTATTTTTTTCTGCGATATTTTGAAGTTCTATCGTTAAAGAACGGAGAGTCTTCTCATCCTCAGATGTATCAATATCTAAATCCAACAAGGGTAGTATGTTGGTATCACTTAATTTATTATCTTGGAGCCATTTCTCAACGGTCGCTAACTTGGAAGATACAGCGGCGGTCTGTACAGCTACGCCACGGGCAGCTTCCTTGAAGACATCAAACAAATCAACATATCTCTCTAGGTGCAATAAGTCGATCAAGAACTTCTTGCGGTTTGCATCAGTTGCAGTGAGAAACTGCAAACTAGCATTAGTATTCTGGTACACTAGCTGAGAGAATGTCTTGAAATCAATACCGATAACCTCTTGTAGAGTCTTATAGGTATTTGTAGCCGTATGACTACTTATGTCTTCGCCATTCTTAGTCAACGTCACTTTTATATTAGCCTTACGAACAGTGGTTACTTCGTAGCGGTCATCATCCTTAGTAAAGGATAAGTAAATAGTGTAGCCGTCATTAACATATCTATTGGGTATATCTGCTTTCTTGATACCTTTGGAGTTCTTATTGAACAGTACTTCCTCGATGATTAACGGTATGGATGATTTACCCATACCGTTAGTGCCAATAATTTGTGTTACAGTATTATCATCAAGACGCAACTCATTCTCTGAACCGTAGCTAAAGCAGTTATCCCATCTCAGAGTTTGTAGCGTAATCATTGTAAGTCCCCAATATGTCTGGTATTTTATCTTCAGAGATTTCTAAAATATAAGTTAGATACTCTACTAGTTCTTGCTCAATGCTCATGTCTTTATCAATAATCAAAGACGCTTCCGACTTTCGTACTACTACTTTCTTATCCAATAGTTCAGAGTTTTTAATTGCGGCAAGGTCTTGTATATCGCCCTCAATCTCATAGATAGTATGATCAAACTCAGTAGGTAACATATCTGCTGGATCTGAAACTGTCTTTCTAATCAACTGGGGTAATGTAAACTCTTCCCACATCCAACTCCAATCACCTTCATTAATAAGAAGATACCCAGTCTTAACTCGAGACCTGTGAAAAGAGGTCGTCATAGGACTACCTGGGTATACAATATTACGTTGTGTGTTACTATGGGAGTGCAAGTCGCCTGCAAACACTACTGGAAAGTCTGCAAACAGGTCAAGGTCTATCTCTGGTTTAACGTGTGGTGGAATCTCTCCACGAACATGGGTGAACAAAGGCATTCTAGTATCAAAGTGTTCTATACTACCTTTACGATGTAGGTCAGCATAAGGTAAAATGCCATAGCCTAGATCTTCATCAATGAATGATATATCTACTATATTAACTAAAGGGTTAATATCTCTGGATACCTGCTTCAACTGACTAAAGAACGTCTTGTTCTTCTTAGTAGCTTCGTGGTTGCCGTCATAGATAATAGTCGGAATCTTTACCTTCCGAATAAACGAAAAGTAAAGCTCCAACTCTTCCATATTAGGTAGACGATCAAAGAGATCGCCTCCTATTATATGCATACTACATTGATCTTCTAAAGCGTAAACTTGGTCAAAGAACATCTGATACCGGTTGAGCGCCCACTTGACTGGGACGTTCTTCTGTCCCAGCTTTATGTGCCAATCAGCCGTATATAGAATCATCCTACGCTAAACTCTTGCTCTAGGGTCTCGTCATCATTGTCCTGACCTGCGTTGCGCAGACGGTCAAGAAGTTCTTTCTGTGCATCGGCAGTTGGGCGAGGCATAACATCGTCCATAGACTTCAAGTCTGCAACAGCAGTCAATTCGTCTTCTGTCAAGGCACGAGGCTTACACTTCAACGCTTGGAGTTGATACTCTACGTTGTAAGGCAGTGGGCCTGTCTTAACTCTCTTAAAGCAAATATCCCAACCTAATGCTGTATCTGTTGGGTCGCCCAAGTCTTCTGCTGCGGTAATTATCTGCTCCCACAACTTCTTCTTGAGGTTTACTACTTTTAATTTACCATCATTAGGATCGATGGCCTGACAAGCGTAGCTCCAGCCGCACTTGAGGTCTGGGAAGTATTCACGAACCCAGTCTTGTTCTTTATTGTTGAAACGTTCTGCATTACGATCGAAAGACAGGCACTCCAAAGGAATGTTCTTGCCGTTCTCGCCTTCAATCCAGTAGACATAGCGAGCTAAGATGTCGCCTACGATACGCATTTTGTTTTCGCCGTCTTTGTACTGAAAGCTGTTGATTGATGATTTTTGGGCTGAGCCCTTCTGCTGATTAAATGAAATTGCCATTAGTGTGTATTCTCCGTTGTGACTTCTTCATACAAGAAATGAATTGAATCATTTGTTATAGTTAGTAGCCTATTGTCTATTATGTCGTCTAGAGGAACTGGTAAATGCAGTAAATCTAGCGTTAGTTTTTGTGATACGATATACTCTGGTAGGCTTCGTAATGAGGCCAGCGCATAGTATACGGATATATCACGGGTTGAGTACTTATAGGAGTGGAATAGGAGGACGTCAGGATGCAGCATGAAGCTGTCTCCGGTAAAGTCCTTCTGAGAAAATTTATAGATTCTATCGTACTTATTCTTAGGGATACTCTTCTTAATGAGCATCTCCATAATCATATTACAGCGCGATACGTTACCGTTCGCTGAATCGTAAACCTTCTGCCAATCAAATAAGAACACTATTATACTCTCTTTTTACGTTTTTGTCAAGAACTATTTTTTAAAGGCTATTACCGCTTTCGTTATATTGGTCTTCCTTGATTTCTTAAAGCTATTATACATGGAAAACAGGGAAAGGTCAAGAACTATTTTCTATAGGTACTTCATGTCCCAGCCTTGTTTCATATAAAATCCTACCCTATTTGATGCCTGCTTTCTAGCAGTATTACCCTTGAGGTGTATATCTATGATTACAGGATCAATCTTTCCTTCTCGTAGGCGTATTACTCTACCCACTAGCTGCGTTAAAAGCGGCTCGTTATTGACAGGTGTAGCAAGTATTAAGCAACTTAGAGAGTCTACTGAGATACCTTCGGAGAATATAGCTTGCGTCCCATAAAGAACGTTCTTATCTCCGGACAATACCTCTTCTACTAGTACCTCTCTTTGCTCATGCGATACCTCACCCGTAACACAAACGGCTCTGTCACCAGTTAGCTCGGCGCAAGCTTTGAGAAACGCGACTCGGTCGCTTACGACAAGCACTTTGTGCCCTTTTGCAGCGTAGGCTGCCGCCAGCATGGCTATAGTATGCCTATATTCTTCATTGTTGGACAGTGCGGTGACTCTGTTTGCCCAAGGTATCTTTGCCCCGTCCATGAAGCGAATCTCAGAGGCTACTAGATGCACAGTCGGTGTCATATAGTTCTCTTTTGGGGGTTGGAACAACGTATTACCAAAGTAATCTCTGAAGACTACGTGCTTCCCGTCTTTTCTCTCGATAGTTCCTGATAAGCCTATCTTGTAGCGACAATAGTTTGTGTCAAGTATCTTAGAAAAGGTTGGGCTGCTCACATGGTGCATCTCATCTAGTATGATAGTCCCAAACTCTTTACGAATCTTATCTACATTTCGGTAAAGAGTTTGGGTGTTGCCAATCACGAT